GCGCGAGGCCGGTGACGCCATCTGGTACTGCGTCCGCCACGCCAAGCGCGTCGACCCTGCCGAACTCATCGAGGCCATCGAAGACTGGCAGGAAGCCCGTAATCATGGCTAGGTCGAAGGCCGCCGCAAAGGCCCTGGCTCACCCCGGGCTCAAGCAGCAGACCCCCAACGAAAAAATGAAGACCGACCTGCACCTCCTCTCCGATCGTCAGCGCTGGGAATACCTGTTCAGCCTGAACGCATGGAAGCCCCGCGCTAAATGAGCAGCCCTGTCCCCGCTGGCATCGAACGCATCGCCCGCACCGTCCAAGGCCAGTACGCCCTGCTTCTGCTCCTTGACGGTTACCCCTACGTTGAGATGACCGCCCGCAAGCACGCCGACTACCTCTCCGACCTCGGGCTCTGGAAGCGCAAGACGCACCCGTCCCTGGCACGATCGCAAGTCCGCTTCTTTACCCTTGCCCCAAACGGAGAGATAAAGGAACTTACCTTCAACCGATGACCAACCGCGACTCCATCAAACGCCTCGTGGAAAACATCACGGGCTCGTTAGCCACCGTTCAGCATATCGCCGGACGTTATGAACAGCACGACGCCGATATCATTACGCTCTCCGACCTGAACCGCTCCGCGATCACGGAGCTACAGGTCTTTAGCGACTCCATCGAGACCGCTGACGAAGCCGCCCAGGTTAAACCCCTTCATGACCGCGTGCACGTCCTCGTCGTTCAGCTGCGCGTCCTCCGCAATACGCTCGAGGCTATGGAGAACGCCGCCGAGAAAGCCCTTGAAGACGTTCGCCGCATCTCCGCCAGCGTCGAGGAATCCAACCCCGACGACGACGCGCTGTAATTTCCACCAACCAATAATACACCACACCATGCGTATCCCTCCCGACATCATCGCCCACCGCGTCCTTTACGACGGCATTCAGGCGCTCAACTACAGCGGCTCCAAAGAGCTGCTCAAGTCCCCGGCCCACTACCAAGCCTACCTCAACCAGGAGCGCGAGGAGACTAAGGCCCTCCGCATGGGCTCGCTCATTCACTGCGCCGTGCTCCAGCCCGAGATGCTCAACGAGAAGTTCATCACCGCCCCCGAGTGCGACCGCCGCACCAAGGACGGCAAGGCCACCTACGAAGCCTTCCAGTCCAGCCTCAAGCCCGGGCAGACGGTCGTGTCCTACGAAGAGTCCGCTGAGTGTCACCTCATCGCCTCTCACGCCAAACTCGCCCTTGAGCGTATGGGCGTCGAGTTCGAGATGACCGAGTTCATGTTCACCACGGATCACTGCGGCGTCCAACTGAAGTGCGCCATTGATGCTGTCGGCACCGACGGCTACCTCTACGACCTCAAGACCACCGAGGACGCGTCCCCTGCTGGCATCCTCAAGTCTATCCGGGCTTACCGCTACAACCTCCAAGCCTACTTTTACCGCCTGTGCTTCGAGACCGCCTTCGAGCGCCGACTGCTTGGCTTCCGCTTCCTCTTCATCGAGAAGACCCCGCCCTACGCCACCGCCGTCGTGGAGATCGGGCCTGAGCTGATGTCCTACGCCGTGTCCGACTTCGAGAAGGCGCTGCAAACTTACCGCGAGTGCACGACCCTTAACGAATGGCCGGCCTACGGTGACGCTGTCCAGGTCATCGACATCAAGGGACCCTCCACCTCCACCGCCATCACCTTTGCCTAATTTCCACCAATGAAAATCAATCAGCTCCTAAGCCTTCCTCCCGAGACCTTAACTAGGACTCTGCCTGACATCGGAGACAACCTTGGCTTTATCGCCTTGTCCTCGCCCGGTGTTATGAAGGGCTTTCAGGCCAAGCGCATCACGACTACGTCTTTTGATGAAGTCATCTTTGAAAATCACCAGTGGGTTGTCCGTGGCGATTGTACCATCGATGAGAAAATCAATGGAGTCGTCACTCCTAGATCATACCAGGCTGACGGAGACGACATCCTTGACGGATGCCAAAGAGGAGGTCAGCTGCACGAGACTTGGCCCTACCACGTTTGCCTTAAGGACTGGGTAGACAAGCAAGCCTTCTGCGATGCCTACGCTGTCTCCTATTATCACAAGAACATGAGCAAGGCCCGAGCTCTTGACGCCTAATTTCCACTACCAACATGACCACCGAAAATAACGACCGCCCGCCCCTCACGTCCATCTCGACCAATGGCACCTACAAACTGAAGCTCATCAAGCCGAAGTTTGAAAAGGTCAAGGTCTGGGAGGACGGCACCTGTTCCGCCCGCCTCTTCTTCGTCGATGACAAGGGCTTCTGCCTGTCCAAGAACTTCTCCTCCAAGTACGGCAAGGCCCTCGCCATGTTGGTGGGGAAGTACTCGGGTAAGTACACCAACGAGATCAGGCTGGATGCTACCGCGGCAGAGTACTTGGAGTACATCGGTCCCGCCTGCGGGCAGACCATTCTTGTCGGCGTAGAGGTCGAAGAGAATGGCGAGTACAACGGCAAGCCCCAATACAAATACAAGATGACCTACCCCAAGGGCTCGCAGAAGCCGACCGTGCCCGACACCCTCCCCGACGCCCCGCCCTTCTAAACGGTTATGACCGAAACGCCCCCGCCGATGGCCGCTCCGACGCTCGTCCTGATCGCAGGGTTTGCCCGGGCGGGCAAGGACACTCTCGCCTCTGGCCTGCTCGAATGGAGCACCCGCCCCGCCGAGCACATCAACTTTGCCGACGCGCTGAAATCGGCCGGTAACCACTTCATAGATTTTCTTGGCCTTGAGGGCAACTTCCACAATGAAGAATTCAAGTGCGAGAACCGGGACGCCCTCGTTGCCATGGGTCGGTTCGCACGGCGCTTAGACAAAGACGTCTTTGCTCGGCACTTCGCCAACTGGTGCCCGGTGATGAAGCACCACGATCAGGTCGCCCCCGAGACCATTGTGACTTCTGACTGGCGGTATATTAACGAACTTCGAGTGGCTCAAGACACTTTGTGGGAGAAGGGCTGGAAGGTTCGCACCGTCTACGTCTCGACCGCTGGGGTCGGACCGGCTAATGACGAGGAGCTTGACAGCATCGCCGAGATACGCGCCAACCACCTGTTCGACCAGGAGTATATCTTCAAGCCCAACGCCCGTAATCAAATCATGTCGGAAGGTCGCCTGCTTGCCCGCTCATGGAAACTCTAACCGCCGATACCCTGGCGTGGGCCCGCAAGGTCGGCCTGTCCCCTGATCGCGTCGCCTTCCTCGCGGCCTGCCCCAAATACACTGTCAGCAAAGGCCATCGCAAATCCGACAAGGTAATAACCGACAACCCGAACCACCACTTGCAACGCCTGGGCGACTGCTACTGGTTTCGCCTTCGCCGTCGCGGTACCGACATCGTCGAGAACATCGGCAGAGACCTACTGACCGCCCGCAAGATGCGTGACGAGATGCTCGAAGCCTTCGACGCCGGCAAGCCCGTCCCCTACATCAACACCAAATGAGCACCCCGACCCGCTTTGTTGCCTTTGGTGATAACCACGGCGACATGGTCGACCACGAGGCCACCGACGCCCTCTGCGAGTTTATCAAGGACTACAAGCCGTCCGTCCGCGTCCACCTTGGCGATTGCTTCGACTTCCGATCCCTGCGCCGTGGCGTGGGTAACGATGCCGAAGGTGCCGAGTCCCTGATGGCTGACATCCAGGGCGGAGAGGACTTCCTCGCCCGCACCAAGCCCACCGTCTACCTGATGGGCAACCACGAGCACCGGGCAGTCGCCCTCCAGCATACCTCCGGCTCGGCCATCGTCCGCGACTACTGCGCCGACCTCGAGGCCCGCATCAAGACCGCCGCGAAGAGCTGCGGAGCCAAGACCATCCTGCCCTACCACGCCGAGAAGGGTGTCTACCGCCTAGGCCCGGTCGCCTTTGTTCACGGCTACGCTCACGGCATTAACGCCACCCCCGAGCAGGGTAAGCACTACGCAGACCGCGGCGGCGCACTGATCCACGGACACACCCACACCTTGAGCCAGGTTAACTTGACCAAGGCCGAGGGAGGCGCTGCTTTCTCGGCCGGCTGTCTCTGCCTTAAGGAGGCTATGGCTTACGCGTCGCACCGCCTAGCCACCTCACGCTGGGGCTCAGGCTTTGCCGCAGGCTGGGTCGACGGCCACGACTGGAAGGTCTGGCTCGTTCACAAGGTCGGTAAGTCTTGGATCTGGCAGACCGACCTCAAGGTCTACACCCCTAAAAGCAAATGAGCCGAAAAGGACAGAGACTGCTTTACTCCCGCGTCGGCGCTGACCCCATACTCAAGGCCGTCATGGCCGACATCCATATGCAGGCCGTAAAGGCCGACAAAGGTTTCCTGACCCGTGCCGAGTGGGCCGCCAAGTGGAACCTCGCCGCTAACCATCAGGCATCCATCTACGTCGACCGCGCCGTCAAGATTGGCGTCCTCGTTAAGAAACGCTTCCGCGTCATCACGAAAGGCCGGATGCGTCTCCTCGATCACTTCGGCCCACCCGACAAACGCAAAGCCTCTTGACCTCGGGCACCCACGCCCGCACACCTCCCAATCTTCTTCCATGACTCCTCCGAACAACGTGCCGGCGGAACGCCACCTCCTCGGCGTCCTCCTGCGTGACGCGCTCCCTCTTCCCAGTGATCTCAAGCCCTCCGACTTTTTTGAACCTGTCCATCAAGACATCTTCAGCGCGGCCCTGTCCCTGGCTGTCGACGGTGTCCCTGCCGACGAGCTCACCGTCTCACAACGCCTACGCGAGGCCCGCTCCCTTGTGGACGCTGCCACCGTCTCGCTCCTGGTCAGCGATGCCGGTGCTTCGGCATATCGCCCCGAGCACGTCGACCTCATTACCGACGCCGCCCTCCTCCGTGAGGCATCTAACGCGGCTTCAAACGCAACCGACCCGGATACATTGCTCGAGCACTATGCTCGTTTGGCAGATAAGCGCAAGGGGGCCAAGA